CGTACTTTAGTTAACTTTCAAGATAACTTCTTAATACCATTTATAGAAAAAGCAGCATATAGATTTATGCAGTTTGATCCTGAACACTTCCCAGTAGCAGACTATAAATTTGTAGCTAACTCATCTTTAGGTATGTTAGCCAAAGAAGTAGAACAGGTACAGTTTATTAACTTACTAAAAACATTAGGACCTAATTCACCTATATTACCTCTATTACTACAAGGTATTATTAAAAACTCTAGCTTACCTAATAAATCAGAACTAGAAGCTACTTTACTACAAACAACACAGCAACAACAACAACAGAAAGCTCAGACTTCTCAATTAACTATGGCTCAAGCTCAAGCACAGATTGCTCTGCTTAATGCTGAAGCTCAAGAAAATACAGCACAAGCTCAGAACTATATGGTAGAAGCTCAGATGAGACCTCAAGAAATACAAGCTAAATTGATGACAGCTCTAGCTACTAACTTGCCAAGTGAAGCTGATGAACAAGAACTAGAGTTCAAACGTAGAGCTAAGACAGCAGAGTTAATGTTAAAAGAGACTGAACTAGACCTTAAACGGCAAGATATGATAGACAATAAAGATATAGTTAAAATGCAAATGATGAAAAAATAGCTTGACTTTTAAAATAAAATATGGTATAATATTAGTATGATAGAAACTGAATTAGAAAAGTATTACGAAAATAGATTTGATATGATGGTAACTGATGGATGGAAAGACCTTATAGAGGATGTTCAAACTTTATATGATCAGTATAGTAATATAAGTACTATAGATGATGATAAGGGACTACAGAAACGTAAAGGACAATTAGATATTCTTAATTGGATACTTACTCTTAAAGATGTTTCTGATCAGACCTATAAGGAATTAAATAATGAAGATACTATTTGAATTTGAGTGTACTAAATGCGGAGTCTTTGAAGAAATCGTAGAGTACACTAAAGAACTAGATTGTCCTACTTGTGGTAAGGTTGCTCATAAAATTATAAGCACACCTGCAATACACCTAGAAGGATGGTCAGGATCTTTTCCAGGAGCTACGGCTAAATGGGAAAGAAAACATTGGCAAGATGCACGTCAAAAAACCGCAAAGGCTGCTGAGGATTAGTCTCCCCAGTTACCTTCCTAAAATGCTTATCGCACAGGAGAAATGATATGGCTGATATAATAGATGAAGTTGAAGATGAAGTAATTGAAATCCCAGCACCTGACATTGCTGTAGAAGAAGGACAAGTAGAACGTCAACTCGATGCTGAGTTAGAATCTATTCCAGAACCTGCAGTAAAAGAAGTTGTAGAGGATGAATTACCTGAGAAGTATAAAGGTAAGTCTGCTAAAGAAATTGTTGAAATGCACCAAGCTGCTGAAAAGCTAATTGGTAAACAAGGATCTGAAGTAGGTGAACTTAGAAAGGTAGTTGATGACTTTATTCAAACACAAACATCGAAAGAAGCACAGACTACAGAGACAGAGGTAACACCTGAAGACTTTTATGATGACCCTGCAAAGCATGTTAAGAAAGCAGTAGAGAACCATCCTGCGATAAAGGAAGCTCAAGAACAAGCCTTACAAATGAAGAGAACATCTACATTAACAAAGCTTAATTCTGAGTATCCTAATCTAGAGCAGATAGTTCAAGATCCTGATTTTGCAGAATGGATTAAAGGTTCTAAAGTTCGCTCTGAATTATACAATAGAGCTGAAGTACACTTTGATTATGATGCAGCAACAGAACTATTAGGCAACTGGACTGATAAAAAGGAAAGGGTTGCTAAAGTTGCTGAAACAACTAAAATTGATAAAGATAATCAAATGAAAGCAGCTAGTATAGGCAGTCAAGGGAGTAACGAACCTGTCTCAAAAAAGAAGTATCGTAGAAGCGATATTATAAATCTTATGCAACATGATCCTGATAAGTATGATTCTTTATCTGAAGAGATAATGTTAGCATACCAAGAAAACAGGGTTATTTAATTAAACTTTTTAGAGAGGTAATATAAAATGGCTTATCCAACCCCCCAGGTCACTAAGACCACAGCCGCAACCTTCATCCCTGAAATATGGAGTGATGAGGTAGTTGCAGCATACAAGAAACATTTAGTAGCAGCAAATGTATTTAAAAAAATGTCCTTTAAAGGCAAGAAAGGCGATACAGTAAATATCCCTTCTCCTGCTAGAGGCTCAGCTTCTGTTAAAGCAGCATCAACAGCAGTTACATTGATTGCAGCTACAGAAACTAACATCCCTGTACTAATTAACAAGCATTATGAATACTCACGTTTTATTGAAGATATTGTTGAAGTACAAGCTTTATCATCACTTAGACGTTTTTATACAGACGATGCTGGTTACTCACTAGCTAAACAAATTGATACTGATATGGTTCAATTAGGTAGAACATTCAATGGTGGTGCTGCAACTGCAGCTTATACTGCTGGATTTGCTGGTGGAGATGGTACAACAGCTTATGTTGCTGGTTCTAATAACCAATCAGCATTAACTGATGCAGCTATCCGTAGAACTATTCAACGTTTAGACGACAATGATGTTCCTACTGAAGGACGATTCTTTATGATTCCTCCATCAGCTAGAAATACATTAATGGGTCTTGATCGTTATACAGCTATGGACTTTGTTGGCGAAGCAGGAAATGCTAACACAATTAGAAATGGACAAATTGGTAACCTTTATGGTATGCCAGTATATGTTTCATCTAACTGTGATACAACTTCTGGTTCAGCTGCAGCTCGTGTAGCTCTAATGGGTCATAAAGATGCTGCTGTTCTTGTTGAACAGTTAGGTATTAGATCACAAACACAATACAAGCAAGATTATTTAAGTACTCTTTACACATCAGATACACTTTATGGTGTTAAAGAATTACGTGATAACTCTGCGTTTGCATTGGTAGTACCTGCGTAATACTGATTCCCCTCTTTGGAGGGGATATCTTTATGCTTACTTTATGAGTAAGTATAAATATATAAATTAATTAGGAGATTGTTATGGTAACTTTCAAATGTGTAGCTTCAGGAAATACTGTTTCATTCAGTTCAGAAATGGATATTAAAGAAATGAAAAAACATGATGGATATGTAGAAGTACCTAATAAAGAAGTTAAAGTAGAGAAAAAAGAATCACATAATAAATCTGCAAAATAGGAATATAAAATGGCAATATTTAGAGGTCCAGGTGGTTCAGGAGATGCAACTACTGATGCTAGCAGTCAAGCGACAATAGCTACATTAAAAGCTGCAGAAGCCGCAGCCTCAGCAATAGCTAGTGCTAGTTCGGCAACAGATGCAGCAACAGCAGAGACTGGTGCAGAAACATCAGAAACTAATGCAGCTACTTCTGCTTCAAATGCTAGTACCTCAGCAACCAATGCAGGAACTAGTGAATCAAATGCCTCAACTTCTGCATCAACTGCGACAACGAAAGCTAGTGAGGCAAGTGCATCAGCATCAACTGCTACGACTAAAGCAAGTGAAGCATCTACATCTGCATCTAATGCTTCAACATCAGAAAGTAATGCAAGTACTTCAGCTAGTAACTCTGCAACATCTGCATCTGCTTCTGCTGCAAGTGCCGCTGCTGCCGCTGCAACTAAAGATAGTATTGACGAGTTTTATCTTGGAGCTCAGTCATCTAACCCAACAGTAGATAACAATGGTGATGCAGTAACCGCAGGCGATTGGTACTTTAATACCTCAGCTAATGAAACAAGAATATACAATGGATCAGCTTGGCAAGTAACAGCCGTATCAACTGCTGGATTACTTACTGCTGCTAATAACTTATCTGATTTAGCAAGTGCAACTACAGCTAGGACTAACCTTGGATTAGGAACTGCTGCAACAACCGCAACTACAGCTTATGCTACAGCAGCTCAGGGAGCTACAGCAGATAGTGCTTTACAGAATATAGTAGAAGATACTACTCCACAACTAGGTGCTAATTTAGATACACAATCATTTACTGTAGATGGTAGAGATGTTTCAACAGATGGTACTAAACTAGATACTATTGAAACAAATGCAGACGTAACTGACACTGCTAATGTAACCTCATCTGGTGCATTAATGGATAGTGAAGTAACTAACCTAGCACAAGTAAAAGCATTTGATACGACAGATTATGTGGCTAAAACTTCAGCTACAGGCTCAGCAGCCTTACCTGCAGGAACAACAGCTCAAAGAGATGGTTCACCTGCTACAGGTTATTTAAGGTGGAATAGTACTATAGGTAGTTTTGAAGGATATGGAACAAGCTCTTGGGATTCTATAGGTAATTTAGCTCAACCTAGAAACCTTATTATTAATGGTAATATGAATATTGCACAAAGAGCTACGAGTGTTACAGGGATTACTACTGCTACCTATCATACTATTGATAGATGGAGAACTGATATTACTACTGCAGGTACTTGGACACAAACACAAGACACCGATGTACCATCAGGACAAGGATTTGCTGTATCACTAAAAATGGATTGCACTACTGTTGATGCTTCTCTTGCTGCAGGTGATAGAGTATTTTTAGGGCAAAGACTAGAAGGATTTAATGTACAAAGTTTAGCAAAAGGGACAGCAAATGCCAAATCAACTACGCTTTCTTTTTGGGTAAAATCTAATAAGACAGGAACATATATTGCTGAACTTTTTGATAGTCCCAATGCAAGGCAAATATCTACTTCATATACAATTTCTGTGGCAGATACATGGGAAAAGAAAACAATAACATATGCAGGAGATACTTCTGGTGTTTTAGCAAACGATAATGATATTGGTTTAATGGTACAATTTTGGTTAGCTGCTGGAAGTACTTATACATCAGGAACGCTTAATACATCTTGGGCAGCAAATACAAATGCAAACAGAGCAGTAGGTCAAGTTAATCTAGCAGACTCAACTTCTAACTACATCAACATAACTGGAGTTCAACTAGAAGTAAATGCAACTGCAACACCATTTGAACACCTACAATACGGACAGCAGTTGGCTTTATGTCAGAGGTATTTTGAGGTTGTAATAACAAATGATGCAAATGGATTCTATGGAACTCCTGGTGCTGGTGCTGCTGTTGGTTATTCTAATTATTTTTATCAGACTACAAAAAGAGCGGCACCAACAATTGTTCTGGGGGCAGGAGGTACACTTCCAACAGTACAAGTATCAGGTCAGA